ATTGGGTTTATCCGATCAGTTCCCCCACCAAGTCCTCGATGTCCGTCATGGAACCGCTTGATTTGAAGAACCGACTTTTCGCAGCCGTAGAGCTGCCCTTTGTTGTGGCAGAGCGGGGCGCGCTAACGGGCTGGACGGGTGTGACGGTTTTCTCTTTCTTCGCGGACACAGTTTTCTTGGCCTTGTCTTTGGCAGCTTCGGTCTGCTGCTTGGCCATGAGGGCTTGCTCGCCGTAGAGCGCGAGGCCGATCCAGTATTCATGCTGGGGGATCTTGAGGAGATCGGGGGCCTGCTTGATCGTGGCCTTGTAGGCTTGGTTGAGCGCGCTGCCCTCCTTGAAGATATCGGGGAACATGCTCTTGGCGGCTTGCACCGCCGGCTCACGCTGGGCCAACCATTCTTTACGAGCAGGAACGTGGATGGTCAGGATGTCGTCAGCTTTGACGAGATAGTCCTTAACCTCCGCTGCCTCGATGAACTTCTCGGTTCCATCGGGCTGCTTGATCGTGGTGCCATCCGTATTCTGAAGTGCCCACCGGCGAACCGCTTGGGCATTCTGGATGCGCTGTTGAAGGGCCTCGTCACTGTCCACGTCGGCCAACGGGTTGTCGGCGGTCGGGGTGAGAACGGGGCGGGAGGTCTGGTTGAGCTGGGCTTCTAGGTCCGCCTTGGCGGTGCGTAGTTGCTCCAGTTCGGCGCTGGCAGCTTGGGCCTTTTCTTCAGACTCGCGTTGTTTCGCAACGAGCTTATCAATCCTGCGTTGAACCTTGTCCTTCGTAACCTCCTCGCCAGCAGGTTCTTCTGCGGCGGCGTCCTCGCTCTCCTCGGGTTCTTGGTCAGAATCGGCTTCAGTCGCCGGCTCCTCCTTGTCTACATCTTCAGCGGAATCTTCAGATTTCTCCTCTGGCTCCTCTTCTGTGTCCGTGTTGTCAGAGATCGTCTTGTCAGCGGACTCTTCTTTGGGTTCCTCAGTCGGGCGTTTAACGCCCAACTCGGCTAGTGCCATAGAAACTACATCGTCCGCTCCCGCCGCTGTCGCGGCCTCATTGTCTGTCGCCATTGGGATAAACCTCCAAAGAAGGTGCGCCAAACGTCTGGGGGGAACCGGGACGTTAGAACCGGTGAGGAGACACACTGCGTCCCTCTATTCTTACTAATAGCACACAATGTGTGCGGTGTCAATACGCGAAGATCAGTTGATCTTTGCGGCTTCTGCCCTCGTCGCCTCAATGTCATCCCACAATTCCTGCAAGGCATTGAGCTGACCTGCGGCGTGCGCGAGGTAGCCGGACTCCTTGGCCGTGGCCATGGTGGAGACAAGGGCCGAGGCATCGGCGATGCGGTCTTGCAGCTTGAGTATAACGGCGAGGAATGCCGGCGGCGCTTGCTCGCGGGAGAAGCCGAGGGCGCCTTCGCGGTCAAAGTCTTCGCCGACTGTGTAGCGGTCGAGGGGGATGGTTTTGGTTTTGGTGAACATAGTCATATTTTCTATTTGCGAATGGCGAATGCTTATATCCAGAAGGGATACATGAGGCGGTTGGCCAAGATGACGTGCGGGCCGCACTCGCGGCAGATGGGGCCGAGTTGTTCGTCAACTCCGTGGATGTCCTCGATACGAAGCTGCTTGCTACACACACCGCAACGCGGCGGTTCCTTGCTGCGGCCCCGCCACGGGCGGGCGCGCGGGGGTGGGGGAACTGTGCCGCTCGGAGCCATTAGTAACTCCCCCCTCCACGCGGGCGCAGGATGTCGCCTTCGACGTTGTTGCAGCCGGAAAGCACAAGCATTCTAACCAGATCAGGAAAATCTTTTGAGCTGCCTTTATTTCCGTCCGCCCCAGTCCATTCCTTCATGCACCAGATTAGGTTCTGGCAGTTCTCGCTGATGTAGAGCTTCGGCTGGTTCAGTGCGTCGAGCGGCTTCTGCGTGTTGTAGTGCAGCCAGTCATTGATAAGCCCGACACCTTCATCAATCGTGTCGCCGGGGGCGGCAGAGAAGTCCATGCCGAGGTCGCTCATCTCTTCGATCAGCGTGGTCGGCCGTTCCTTGGCCAAGGTCTGCGCATTGCCGTAACGCGAATCCATCCATCTCTCAAAAATGCGCTCGCCGTTCTCGACGTTACGGATTTCTTCGATGTATCGCTCCAGCCCGAAGCCGAAGTCTTTCTGCGCGGGACCTTGGCGGCCGTCTGCCTTCTTGCCATCCGGTTCGGCCCACATGCCGGGGTAGCCGACGCCTTCGACATACTCGTTGGGGCAGGGCCACTCGCGGTAGATGAAGCAGCGGTTGGCGTTATCGAACAGCGCCCAGATCATCGCCCAGTTGCGCGCGGAGCAGGGGTCTATGAATTGGTAGCGGGTGCCCTCCTTGGGAATCCATTCGTGCTTGATGACGTGGACTTTGTCGTTGAATAAGGGGAAGCGGTTGTTGATAGAGCGGGTCGGGACGCCATAGGCGCGGCAGAGGATCTTCTCCCGCGTCTCGTTGCGCAGTTCCTGCTGCATGCGGTCCCAGCCGGCCCAAGGATTGCCCTTGGTCTGAAAGTAAATGATCGGCCGGCCTTTGCGTCCGGTCTGGACGATGGGCACTTTCTCGTAGCCAACGATGACTTTCTCGCCCTTGTTGTCCTCAAACTTCGGCAGCAACTCGGCATCGCATTCCTCCACGTTGCTGGCGCCGGTGAGGTAGTCTTTGACCGTGGGTGAGTAGCCCTCGATGGGGGTGAACGTGACGATGAGCACGCCGTTCCTGTCGAGCAGACGGAAGCGCAGTGTCTCCAAGAAATCCAGCGGCACCAACTCGTCGCACCATGCTATGTCAATCTCGCCGCCTTCGATGGTGCTGATGTCCTGTGCGTAGTTGCGGAAGATGCACTGGCTGCCATTCGGTGCGACGAACTTGTTTTCGGTAAAGCCTCCTTTGACCGAGTAAGTGATGTTCGTGACCGTGCCCTTGCGCGCCTGCCGCCAGTCGGCCGGCAGATATTTGAAGACGCGGGGTTGCTGCATCTCGATGCTGTTGGGCGCGGTCGTTTGGAAGCACCAGGCGACAGATTGCTTCTTGTGGTAAAGCCGGTGGATCACTTCGCGCGCGGCCCACTCCGTTTTGCCGGATCTGTTGCCGCCCATGACGAGCAGTTCACGGTGTTCCTCCAAGAGTTCGCTGGCCTTGTTCCAGATCGGAGGGCGGTAACCGTATCTATAGGGATCTACTTTTTCCTTGAGGATTAGTTCTTCCCGCTTGAGCAGCAGATCCCAGCCCTTCTCCGGCCCGATAGCCAAGAGCACGTCCTTGGGCGGCAGCTTCATCACCGGATGAGCTGTCGGCGTGAAGCGAGAGCGGGGAGTGGATTTCTTTTCGCTCATCGTAAAGAAGTGGTGGCAGCACCCCCCAGTGCCGCCACCGCGCATTGGCAGACGTAGAACGTGGCGCACGGGCCTCCCGGCCCATTGTTACGCTTGGCCTGTTGTCCTTTGCGCAAAGTCATGCCGCCAATTCCGATTGCTTGGCCGCGTAGCTTTCGCCATAGCCGAAGTTCTTCAGGCGCTCGGGGCGCAGCAACTCGGGCGCCGGCATCATCCCGGCATGGCGATAGGTCGGGAACGTGCCGACCATCAACGAATACATCTGCACATCGCATTTCTTCCAGCGGACGGCAAGCAGGTGGCCGTTGGGGTAGGGCGTGGCCTTTACGTCAACGGTGGTGCCATCGGGCAAATAGGCGTCGGCCGCAGGACGCTCGGCAATCTGTGTGTCGGGGTAGATGTTGTGAATTTTGCAAAACGCGATCTCCGCGCCGATGCCTTCCAAGTCCGTCTGTTCGTCGCTTTGCGGGCCGATGCGGGAGTTCTTGGTCCCTTCGCTGCGGTTGGACGCATGGCGACTGGCCGCCAAATAGCGGGCCAGCTTTTGCTCTGCGTCGTTGAGTGTGATTGTCATGTGTGCGGTTGTGTGCTAGTTAGGCGTCAGAAGCGTCGGGATCTTTAATCAAGAAGCATGGCGTGCTGTCGCCGACCCACGCGCCCATCTGGTTGAACTCAAAATACTCCTCGGCTTCTTCCCACGTCATGCCGTCGCGCATGAGTGCGGCGATAACTTTCTCGCGGTCATAGCAGACTATCGGCGCCATGGTGCAGCGCTCGACGATGCCGACAATGCAGTCATCGAACCCGTCCATGACGGTGAGGTCGTGTTCCCACTCGTCTGCTAATTGGTCAATCCACTCTCTCATGCACCCTCCTCAATATCCAAGGTCGGATTCGGCGCGCTGACGATCTGGTCGATGCGCACGGTGAGCCATTCGCCGTTGTCTTCGCGGATGACGGTGACGTAATCGTTCTCGCCGCCACCGTTCTTGCAGTAGATGAGCGTGCGGCAGGGGGCGTCCTTGCCTTTGACGTAGACACGCTCGCGGTCGGGGAAGAAGGCGATCATACAAAAAGGATTTGCCGGGAACGGTGAGCGCTCACCTTTTCAGCGCACGGGTTGCCAAACTTACGATCACCATACGGCGACCTCCCGAGTTCGATGTGGCGCCGACCGGATGTTTCCAGTCCAAAACGCTCATCCGTATAACTACGCTGCCCGACAAAAATATGGGCAGCAGGCTTCGCTTTTGTTGCGCTTACGAAGCTGGCGGTTATGTGACTAGCGGGGCGAATGCCTCCTGCCGGCGCAATACCTTTGACTGCTGCTTGAAAATTCATTTGCCCTTGCGCTTCCTCATCTCGGCGCACAAGGCGTCGGCCTTGCGCTTGGCGGCTTCGGCAACGAGCTTCTGCCGCTTGCTCTTGAGCAATGTGATTGTCTTGTCGAGTTCTTCGATCTCGGGTGTCATAATGCGATACTTCTCCATAGTGTCAGGGTTGCACGGTGACGTGCCACAAGCCGATCTGCGCCACGGCGTAGCCGAACCAGATGAGGCCATTCCAAAAGTTGTGATGGATAAACGCTTGGTCGATGGCCACGGCGAAATACATGAAGCCGACGATGGCGATGAGGACGGCGCTGGTCACTTGGCCTTGAACCCTCCGCGCTTGGCTTTCATGTCAGCGTAGGCTTTGGGCGAGACAGTTGACTTGCTTTTCGGGCGGCTGGTGCCGGCCGCTTTGCGGGCATTGATGTTGGCGTATAGTCCTTTTTTCATATTGCTCATGGCTTTTTGTCTAGTTTGGCGCGGGCCTGCTTGTAGAGGTATGCGATGAGGTAGGCCCCGGTCTCCTCGTCGCTGGATTCGATGTGGCGTAGGAAGTCGCTGACAACGTGATACAGTTCATGCACCAAGCTGCCGTGGTCTTCGTGATGGTTCTCGATCCAGATGAGCGCCCAGTTGCCGTGACTCATGCACCAGGCGGCGGCTGAGTCGTCGGGGGTGTTCTCGGGATCATCTGCGTCCATCTCCATGAGGGCCGCACAACGCTTCAGCGCCAACGCCTGCGGGGTGCTGACGTAGAACTCTACGCGCAACCCGAAGGTGTTCTCGTTGACGGTGAAGCGGCGGGGCTTTTTCATGCGGCTTGAGCTAGGGTCGTGAACGCCGGCTGCCTCGGGTCGTAGCCCTTGACGTGGCGCCACAAGACGCAGGCGGCTTTGAACGCTTCCCAATGCGGGACAAGGCTGTCGTGCTTGTAAGGCTCAACGCGGCCGACTTCCGTGGTGGAGATGTAGACGTTGTAGCCGTGGACGGTGTGCAACTCGTCTTCGCCCCACTTGGCCACGGCATAGGCGGCGAGCTGCATGCCTTGGGTGTCGTAGGGGCCGACTTTCTGGTTGGGCTTGGTCTTGCGGGTCTTGTAGTCGATGACGAGTTTGTTGCCGTCCTTGTCGGTGCCGAGGGCATCGCAGCGTCCGGCGTAGCCGTATTCGTGGTTGACCAGGACAACTTCGATGTCGCTGTAGGTGATCTTGTTCTTCTGCTTCCAGTCCATGACTGGAGAGACATAGGCCCACATATCCTCGGGAACAGCGCTCGGGCCTTCCATGAGCAGCTTTTCCAAGGCGTCATGCACCTTGCTGCCGAGATCGGCGGCGGCTGCTACCGGGGCCTTGCTGGCGCCGATGACCCGCTCGCAGAAATACTCGACGGTTTCCTCGGGCCGTGGAGGGGTGTTGAAGGCGGCTATCGCAACTTGCGTAGCCTTCCAGTTGAGGAGGGCGGGCTTGTCGAGGATGCCGGTGTAGCCGGTGACGGAGGGCAGGAGCAGGAGCTTCTTGGCATCGGCCAAGGTGGTGTCCTTCAATCCGCTGCCGTCCTTCTTGGGAAGCTGGTGGCAGGAGGTGCCGTCTGGCCGATACCAGTGGCCGCCGTCTACGGATTTTGATTGTGAGAGAATTGCCATAACTTTGGTTGGTGATGCGGGGGCCGGTGTGGGCCGACCCCCGCTGATGAGCTAAGCCGCGCGGCGCTTGCTGCGCTGCCAGACCATGGTCCCCCGCCAGTCGCCGCTGTGGGAAAAGGCCACGTCTTTGTTGTGGGCGAAGGCGTCTTCAACCACGCGCCCCATCATGCCGACCTCGCTGTCGGTGTAGTAACCGGCGAGGCAGGTGTATCCGGCTTTTTGCAGGTCCGTTTTGTTTTGGATGCTCATGGCTTAAAACGGGATCTCCGCTCCGGTGTTGTCGTTGTCGGCCGTGGCGCCGAAGTCTTCGACCTTGGGCACCTTGCCCTTCAGCTCGTCCATGACCTCGGAGATCGTGCCGATGTTCATGTAACCCTTGTCGTTTTCGACAACCGTGATCTGCGCGGCTCGGCCTTTCAGCGCGGCCGTGTCAAAGCCCGCTTTTTGCGGCTCTCCGAGCCAGCCAAGCAAAAACGCATAAAGCGCGCTGGTTTCGTAATTGCTGATCTTCATGGGCTTCGTGGCGATCTTGCGCAACGAGCCGTCTTTAGTTCTCACGCCAAAGATAAAGCGGGTGAGGTTGACCGTTTCCATCTCCTCGCTGTCGTATTTGCGGCGGGTGACGTTGTATTCATCCACCACATCCACGCAGACCGCGAGATAGGTGCCTTTGGACGGCGGCTCTCCGAGGTTGGAGAGTGCCGATGTTTTGTTTTCTGGTAGTTTAGCCATGTTGTTTTGTGTGTGTTTGTTTGTTGTTGTGTTTTACTACTCGACGAAATTGGAGTTGCGGAGGATGACGAGGAAGGTCTCGGCCGGCAGGATGGCCAGCCACTCACTGTCGTTGCGGCGGTGCATGACGACGGGCAGCTTCTCGCCGGCATCGCGCTTGGCTTGGGCGATCCAGTCGTAGGGGTTGCCGCGCTCGGTGCGCTTAACCTCAAAGTGCAGCTTGGGCAGGCACTCGCAGAGGACATCGCTGCTGTCGCCCTTGGTGTCGCCGCAATACTGCTGTGACCGGCGGGACGGGAATCCCTCGGCGGTGAGGAACTTGGCGGCTTCCAGTTCCCCGCGTTTTCCTTTTTGGCGGCTATTCATGGGGATTAAGGACGGCGTAGGTGGTGTGAAGATCCGGCGTGACGCCGTAGGGTTGCGGCGCCTCATCGGTGGTGCGGCTGTCCAAGGCGTGGTCGAAGCGGGTGAACGACGGACTCCAGACCATCTTGAAAGTGCGCGTCTGGCCTTCGCGGTGCTTGGCCACGTTCCACTCGGCCTCTTGATGATCTCGGCTGTCGGCGCCCGGTCCCGTCTCGTAGTAGTCGGGACGGTGGATAATCGTGATGATGTCGGCGTCCTGCTCCAGCGAACCGGAATCCTTGAGGTCGCTCATGCGGGGGCGGTTCTCATTGCGTTCTTCGCCCTTGCGGCCGATCTGTGCGGCGGCAATGACGGGGACGCCCAGCTCTAGCGCCATAGCCTTGAGTCCGCGACTGACGGCGCTAACCCGCTCGTAGCTCGTATTGTAGCCCTTGGCCTCCAACAGTTGGGCGTAGTCCACGAAGACCGCCTTGATGCCGTGGCGGCGCATGTCCCGGCGCGCACGGCCACGGATGTCCATGATCGTGGCGCCACGGGCTTCGTCGATGTGCAGGGGTTCCGTTCCGAGCTGGTAAAGCTCGCGGCCAAGGCGCCTCTGGTCTTCGGTGCTGATCGTGCCAAGGCGCACGCGGGCGCTATTCGCCCTAGCCCTAGCCTGCCCGATGCGGGTGGCAATGCTGATTTGCGGCATCTCCAGCGAGAAAAGCAGGCACGGAATGCCAGCGGCCACCATGCGGTCGCACATGTTGATAAGCAGGGCACTCTTGCCCATGGAGGGCCGGCCAGCGACCAAGACAAGCTGCCCCGGTTGCAGGCCCCCGGTCAGGATGTCGAACTGCTCAAAGCCGGTGCGCAATCCACGGGGCTTGCCACGGTGCTTGATGGCTTGCTCGATGTTTTCGATGGCTTCGCCGACAACGTCGCCGACATGCACGCTGCCCTGGCTGGGGCCGTCGAGGTTGATGGACAAGATGCTCTCGCCGGCTTCGGACACCACTTCGCTGACGTTCTGCGCGATGTCGCGTCCGGCAGCGGCCATGCGCACGCCAGCCTCGACCATGCGGCGGCGGGCGACATGCTCGCGGAGGATGTTGACGTAGTAGGACAGGTCGCGGGGACCGGCCATGCTGTAGATTTCGGCCAAGGCTCCGGCGCCGCCAACATTCTCCAGTTTCTCCTGCGAGGAAAGATGCTGCGTGACGCTGATGAGATCGGGCTGCCCGCCGTCTGCGCGGATGGCTTTGATCGCACTGAGGATCGTCGCATGCGCGGGCGTGAAGAAATGCTCGTCGCCCAATTCATTCCACTCGTCGATCAGCTCGCCGTAGCACATGAGTCCGCCAAGGACGCACTGCTCGGCTTGCGTGTCGTGAGGCATGGCGTGTTGCTTTTTCATCACGGAAAGCGCGGGTCGTCGTCGTCGTCGCAAATCACGATGGCGACAAACGCCATGACCGCGAGGAGCAGGAGGAAGAGGGTGAGTTCTGGGATATTCATAACAACTATGTGCGGTTGTAGTCGGATGTGTGCGGTGTGTCAACAGACAATTTTGAGGAATTTTTGAGCGACCTCCGGCGTGCCCAAAAGCGGGCGATAGCGCGGTCCATTTCGCGCAGTTCGGCGGGGCTGGGGAACTCCGGCTCGGCGTGCTCGATGCGGTAATGCAAGACCTCGCGGTTCATGCGCTTGGCGCCCTTGTCGAAGAACTCGCTGAATTGTTGGGGCGAGATCATTTGACGGGCCACTCGCGGAGATGGCCGAAGTCACGGGGTTCACTGCATGCGGTCACTTCGCCGCAGATGCCGCAGGTGTCTTGGTGGTAGGTGCTGACACGGTCTTGGCTGGGGAAGCGGCCGTAGGCGAAACCGCAGGGGCGGCAAATCCAGTCGGGGTAGGGGGGCGCCTTGCGGAAGATGGCATCGTAGTTGTCCCGGTAGGTCTGGCCTGCCACGGGGCGGGGCGTGTCTCCCTTGCCGGCGCTCATGCGTCCTCCCTCTTCACTCCGCACTCTTCCCAGAATTGCTTCCGGTAGTGCGCCTCCATCTCCTGCATGTGCTCCATGGCCAACTCGTCCTCGGCTATACGCGGTATATCCCAGCTCATGGGCAGGTGCTTCACGCGCGCCCTGGCCTCCTGCCGCACGGCGCGGGGGATCTTCTTGATCTTGCCGGGGACGCACAGATCCAAGAGGAACCGGCGGGCGGCGGCGATGGCTCTGGCTTGCTCAACGGGCGTGCTCATCGCAGGGCCATCGCTTCCTCGACGGCGTCGTGCGCCTCGGAGGCAATTTCGTTGCTGGGCTTCACGCATCGCCCGAGGACGCGGATGAGCCGGTTGTTGCTGCGGATCAGCTCACGGACACGGCCCTCCAGCGCAATCTCGTTGTCGCCAAAGTTCGGGCCGAAGCCGACGCTTCCTACGGTGTGGGTGGGTTCTGTTTTCATGTGAGTGATTGCGCGACTTCATCGAGGAGTCCCCAGTTGTCGGGGTCGCGGGCGTCGGGGGCGTCTTTGCGGACTTTGTTTTTGCGAAACTCGGGAAGCGCATAGGTGGTTAGCGTCCTGTTCCCCAGCTCGGGGCGGGTGTAAAAAACCCAGCGGCCAGCGTCGATCATGTGAAACGCCAAGACATGGAAGGCATGGGGGCCGTATGCTCGCTTCCCGCCACCTTTGGCGTGTCGGCGACACTGGATCTGGTAGTGGCTCCCACTCATCGGAAGAAGCGCCCCTTTGACTTGAACCAAAATTACAGGGCCGTCTGGCCGGCGAATGATTACGTCGTAGTCTGATTCTCGGGCACCGCAGTGCGTTACCCGCCAGCCGCGCAAAGACGCCTGTTTGCAAAACTCAAACTCGCTGGCATCGTTGTCGCCGTTGGAAACGATCCATGAAGCGGAAGACACTGGCGAACGCTCGCCGTCCTCAATGGCGAAAAGCGTCTCTAGCATACCGCCAGCTCCTGCATGAGTTCCGAAAAGTCGTCCCGCACGATCTTCACAATCTTCGGGGCAGGGGGCGCCATGCGCTGCTGCTTGGCATCCTTGTCCAGCCAGACCTTCAGCCGCTGGCGGGTGGGCGTCTCGCCCTTGTCGGCGCACCACTTGAGCAGGTGGTCGAACTTCGCGCGGACGTTCACCCCACGGTATTGGGGGAGGGTGGCGAGATGGTCTAGCCAGTCATCGTCGGACATGCCCTTTCCGAGAACGCTTTCTCGCGGCGCGGAACCTTTTGACTTCCGTAGTTCTGTTTGGGGTTGGTTAAGGGATTTGTTTGAGAATGGTATTGCAGTTGTCTTCTCGTCTTTGGGAGAAGAAGGTAAAGAATATATTGTATTATTGTGGGGGGACAATTTGTCCGGTTTTTCGGACAATTTGTCCAAACTGGCATCGGAATCGGACAATTTGTCCAACTCCCTAAATTTGATACGATAGTGTCGAGATAGCCTTCGGCCGGCCACCGTCTTGGAATCTTGGGTGATTTCCAGCCACCCCTGCTCCACGCAATGGTCGATGCAACGGCTGATGTTTCGGGGCGTCATGCCAGTCTTGGCCTCCAAGATTCCCCGAGACACCCAGCCATCCCCCTTGCCGTCACAGAAAATGGCAATGGCCAACAGGAGCAGCTTGTCCCCGTTCTTGGCGGGGCACTCGTCCCAAATCCACTTAAACAGATCCACGGTAGAAGTTGCGGCGTTATTCATGTGATAAATCCTGCTGATAGGTTTGCGTCAGATCGTCCCAGATAAACCCCTTGGGCGCCCCTAGTTGACGGTAGCCGGCGACCAGCGACTGCCAGCCCTCCATCTTGCTGTTAAACTCCCACGCCTCGGGCGCATTCCACGGGGCCGTGTGCTGCCAGCTCTTGGCGGCGCACCCAGCGTAAAGCGCACAGAGGACGAGACTTGCGGCGAGCTTGGTCATCGGCTACCTCCGCTTGGCGTCTCCCGCCCCGAACTTGTGGCCGAATACCGGCCAAGGGCCGACCATTGTGCCGCTGAAGATTACGGTTAGCCGCTCATGGGGGCGCCACTTGTGGCGGTTGGCCACTTCACAGAGGCAGTCGCCCTCGTAGTCCTCGACCTTGACCCACATGCGGTTGGCGTTCTCGCTCTTGCCGCGCCCCGCCTCCTTCACCGACACTGATGCGGCATACTCCTCATACTTCTTAAAGCCGGCAACCGTGTTGACCTTGGCCACTTCGGGTGCGGTCGTGTGCTCACTGACCACGGCCGGCGCCTCTGAGGGGCCTTCCAGCGCAATTACGGGGGGTTCTGGGGGCTGTTCGTTAGTAGATTCTGATACAGGAGTGGTCGGTTCTAGCTTGCGGCCGATGCGGCGGAGCTTGGAGAGTAGGTCTTGGGGCATGGGTTTGGGTCTATTCGGGTGGGTTTATGGGTGGACGGGTTATCTTTTAGTGAAAAATTTTTCGTCATCGGTTGAATCGGGGTATGATGATCTAGAAGAAGGACGAACCCCCGCCCCCCCGGTGTCGGTGGGGGGAGGGGGAGGCAGAAAACGATCCTCTGCTGGCTCAAAAACTGACACACCGGCAGCATCTACAGAGACGGAACACTCCAAAGCAGACGGTTGTTCACCGTCTGGGGCCGGTAGGGCAGCCGGTTGCCGGGGCGCCGGGGCTTTTGGCGCGCGGGTCCGGCCGGCATTACCCATTGCCGGATCACTCTCCACAATCACGCCATCCACAACATCGAGCCATTCGTCGGCACTTGGGGCCTGGACGTGCTCAATGCGCTGGGTAGGATTGCCCCCAAGCAGCTCTGCCTTCTCGGTAGCAATGGCACTCATCACGGTCAGTGCGTGATCCTTCATCTCCGGCAGCCGGTCGATAAGGGACGCAGTGCCAAGTGCGGCGAGAGTCTTCCAATTGCGTGCGGTAATGTCTCGGGCCTGGTCGAGCAGTTCGGGGCGATTGCGAATGATCCCGGCGATTGTGTGATGACTCGTCCCAAACTCTTCGCAGATACGCTTGATCGGCACGCCGGCCAAATGCGCTGCGGCAATTGCCCGCGCGCGATCCTCTGGCACACTCAAGCCGGTCGAGCCGGCACTGACTCGTTCGGGGGCGGCCGGGGCCGGTTTGCGCTTCGTCGTGCAAGGCATCAGGCGGCAATCCGCAGTGGTTTCGGCACCGGCTGCATGTTCGCATTGTGGAACCGTGCAAGCTCGGCAGATGAGATATATGTCGTGCGCAGTGTGGGGCGGGAAACTCGTATTTTCCCTTGGTTAATCCACCGGACGAGAGTGGTGCGACCGATCCCCAAACGCGCGCAGACTTCCTTGGGTCGTAGATACTCAACCATAGTGGTGCAAGGTTATGCGAATGTGTGCGAATGTGTCAAGCACCGGATTTGCTCGACCTGGGGTGATCACCTACCGGCGATTTCCTT